ACTTCAGCGAGGACCAAAGAGAGTTCTTTCTCGTTGAGGCCATAGTTACTGTCAATAAAGTTCATGCGAGCATTGAAAACCTCCACTGCAGCGCTAGCTTTAACTTCGCTCTTAAGAGCATCAAGTTCTTGCTTCGTTTGTTTGAAGGAGTCTTGCAACTCTACAAGATCGCTTTCGGCTTTAGCCTTAGCTTCTTGTTCGACTTTCATCTTGGAATTCCAAGACTCATTATGCTCTACGAGAGTGTCACGAATACTTTCGCTGACAGTTTTAGCCTCAGAGCCTTCCTTGACAGCAGAGGCAACGCTCTTAGTCAACTGGGAGATTAATTGATCAAATTGATTATTATCCATATTTAAAATGCTTTTTAATTTGCTTGAGTTTACATTAGTATTGTCGTTTCGGGAAATTTTTTCTTCTCTTTTGTCAACTAAGTCTTCTTTTATTAAGTGAACACCTTTGACGGCAGCAGCAGGATTCTTTGTTAATGCTGCTCCCAACGGATATGTTTGACCTACAATTAATCTATTGACAGGATTCCCGTTTTCATCGATTCCTTTGCCACCTAACCCTCTAATGTATTGTTTTAAGTCTTCTTTTTCTGACCCTTCAGCGATAGTGGAATCTTGCAAATATTTAGAGCCGACAGCGACTTCAAATTGTTTAAATGCCAACTCCCAGCTTGTAGAGATGCTTTGATAAGATCCGTCTTCTTCTTGGGAAGCTTCTACGATTGCTTCAGCCAGTTGCGGATATACAGATTTATAAATCAATCCAGCCGCATTAAGGTAAAAAGGCTCTTTTTTGTCGGCGTAAGACTCAATGTCATTATCTTTAAAATCGAATTCTTGATCAGAAAAGGATGCATTAATCATGTGACCAACAATTTTGTCTTTTTTGTGCTCAATATTAATTGGCTTGTTAATAAATCTTTTTACAGCAGCTATTGCTGTTTTTGCATCAATGCCATCACCATTTTTGTTGAATTCATTAACTTTAGCTAAATTGAATACTACAGGCAATACATCAATATTTTCTTCAGGGTCGAAATCATCTGGCAGCAAAGATTTTGCGGCCTCTTGTATAGATCCTTGCGAAAGCCCAAATGATTCGAACTCTTCGTTTTTAATCTCTCTTACCTTGCCTTCAAATAAGCAAATGTTAAAATCATCCAATGACATATTTTTTATTACACTGAAATCTGCATAGAATGATATAAAATTGCAGAAGCTAAGTCATCCAACTGGTGTTGGCAACCTAACTCTAGAACTTTTTTGTTTACCGCAAGAGAAGTGAGTTTGTCTAAATCTTTTACTATTTCAGATAAAGTTTCTTCCCAATCAACTAAATCTTTAGCTATAACAATAGATTCGCAAACCTGAGCTACCATTTCTTTTTTTTCTTTAGACATCCTCTTGAGTCCAAATTTAGAAGCAAATTCTCTAAATGCCAAAAGCTCAAGTTCATTTATCTTTCTTGTAGCCTCGACAATATTTTTCTTTGAATAAGAAGAGTTTGATACTCCAATTGGTCTGCCTCCAGATGGTGCGACTGCAGTGGGCTTGTCTGGCGTTGAAGAATCCTCTTCCTCGCTGTATAAATTAATTGTATTCACAAGAGGCATGTAATGTCCCTTTTCGCGCTCTTCTTTGAATTTGTTTTGAGCTTGCTGCATTTCAGATGCCTCTGGGAACGTTCCAGTATGAACTACTTTCATTCCCTGTTCTGGGGTAAGAACACCTAGTTCCATAAGTCTTGTCGCTAATTTAGATAGATTGCCATCATCCATGGTATCAGTTTTCGCGAATTTAGCTTCTGGCCAAGAACGAAGACCAGCAGACTTACAGATCCTCCTAATTTCTGGATTAATAAAATCATTCAAAAAGGCTCTGCGAGAGTCTTCTAGCCGCTGAAAGAAAACTCTCATTTTAACCTGAGTGTCGGAATACTTAGAGTCTCCAATAAGAATGTTTTGTAACCCTTGCTCGATATCTTTATTGATCACCTCATACTTCTCTGGTCCAACTACCTTGCGAATATCTGGAATAATGAAATCTGCTTTTGTAGTATAGTCAGAAACAAGAACCCGACCAACACTTTGATTCTTAAAGATCTGCTGCATGGCAGCTAAGTTTCTATGATTTACCCCGCCTTTGTCAGGCTCGTTGCCCATAGTTACAAGCAAGACAACATTTTCAATAGAGCGACTGATAGCTTGATCAATATTCTTTAATTCTATCTTTCTGTTTATATCTTCAAGTACAGAATAGCCAAGAGGGATAGCCAAAGGCTCATAATCCTGTTTTTTGGCGAAGACGACATGTAGCAACTGAGGATCAAGTTTAATTTGCACTCTCGCCATACCGTAATTATTCTTACCTGATTTAATGGATTCTTTAATATCTTCTGGCAAAGAGTTTAACATTTCTAATTCATGATCTGTCTCTGGCTTTTGAAGACGAGAGATCTCAAATGGAGTCAATACTTTGAAATACTCATAACCACTAAAAGATATTGAACCCTTAGTCGCTATATCTGTAGGATTGATTAGCAAATACCTAATAGGGATTTTTTTTCTAGAGCTAGCGCCATATGCCTCCAGCATCTTTTGGGAATTTTTAAGAGGGATTTTCCCGTCCACTCTATAAAAGAAAACATTTCCTGAACGATAGTATTCCCTAAAATACTGTTGCTTTATGTCGTGCATCCTGATTCTTTTAAACCAAGCTTCGATAAATTTTTTAGATTTCTCTGAGCCTCCCTCAAGGTAAAGTTCTGAATCAGCAAACTCAGATAGAAGATCTATAGTCCCTTTAAAAGAAGAAATGTTAAAGTAGGCTTTTTGACAAAGCTCTACTGCCTCCCTTGTGTCTGCAGAACCTTTTTCGTAGTTAAATGGCAGTATGCCTTTTTCAATATTATTAAACTTATTAGGTAGGCCTAAAGTAGCTACTGCATTTGTCCTAGTGCCTGTTCTAGAAGTGGGAGAATCTAATCGAGAAGCTTCTGAGCTAAATATAGGATCACCAATTAATTCTGGCGAAAAGATTTCTTCTTGAGGGCGAAGCAGATTTTCAATTGGAAATTCTTTTTTATTGAACTTCTCCCAGTATTCGGAGCGTTTAGTGTATCTACGAGACATATTAAAGTTTACACTAAAGTTATAAAAGTGACTTTACAACTTTTCAAATCGCAAACGGAATAAATGTTCCTTGAGGCTTTTGTTCTTGAGTCGCGTTTTCGGAATCAAAAAACACTTTAGCAAACCAATTCCCTAGGACCAAGGCAGAATAAGAGTCTTTCCGTGCTCTGTTAGGCCCTTTTTGTCTTCTGAGGTTTTGCGGCAGGTTAAATGCTTGTGATCCTTGTGGGTTCCCTATCACTTCAATGTTGGCGCATTCCGACTTTGTAAGTTCCACAACATACTTTTGATGATCAATCAAGTCTATCATCATAGCTCCTTTAGAAGATTTTGGAGTCTTAATATCCCATTTGAGTTTATCAATAGGTATATTCTTTTTGCGCTGTGAATCAAAGTGGCTGTCAATCGCTCTAGAAGCAAATAAAATTCTTTTATGGTCTATTGCCGCTTGCAACATCTCATTAGCATTTCTAATCCAATTAGATGTGGGTTTCCTCAGTATGCAGTAATTGCGTTCACTTACATTATATTGATTTTTAAAATTCAGGATATCTGAGTTCCAATTTTCTGGTCTTTCTAAGTCAACTTCTAAAACACCAATTTTCACATCAGCCTCTTTAAACAAAGCACTCTCGTTACAAGAATTAATAAACTGGACTCCTCCATTGTAGTCTCCGCAAATCCCAACAATATTAAAATGCTGTATTAGATACAAAAAATACTCCATGTGTTGTTTGAGAGATACTCCCGCTATAGCATAACTATGCACTAAACATATTTTCTGCTCTTCTCTATCTACCTTAAATACATGCATTGCAAAATGGTCGGCATTAGTGTTGCCAGCCCAGTTTGGGTCAAAAGCAAGGATATACTCATGACTAGGGTTCCCAACCACTTCCACGGCAGGAAACTCTCCATCTGGAATAGTACAAGCAGCCATTTTAGATAATCTAAAGTAACCATCACTCTCATCAATAAACTGAGCGCCAAATTCTCTCTTAAATTGCATCTCCGACATGGTAGCCTTAGCTTGCTTAAGCAGATTTTGATCATAGAGCCTTTTAGGAGCACAATCGTAACTTAATTGCATGATAAGTCTATAAGCATCATCTTTTAATTCTTCCTCTTCATCTTCGTCTCCCTCTTTTATATCATTCCCAAGTATAAGATCCTCATACTTTTTGTATAATCTATACATGTATTCAAATTTAAATGACGGAGATGATAGAATGATTAGCTTGTTGTTTGGCCAAATATACCTGTCCCCCTCTTTCATCTCGCCTTTTTCGATTACTCTGGATTCTAGGTTGTACAATTCTTCCCTCTCGATGGGGTTGTCTACCACACCAAGGAATGGTATGATAACCTCGTTAAAAATCTTTTCTGGTATAGTTAGGAATTCATCCAAAACAATCCTGTTAAAACGAAATCCACGAAGTCTTTCTCCATTAGCGAGAGGAAGGGCAATCGCCCTAGCCTTACCTAAAGTCATTGTCCATTGGTCAGTTCCCTTTTGAATTCTAAATCCGCACTCTTTGATTAGACTAGCTTCTGGTTTACTAATGATATCCTCCATCTTTTGGAAGATTTGCTTTGATTGCCTAAAGCTACCTGCGATCACGCCTATATTCGCGCTAGGGTTAAGTAAGCATTCTAGTATGACGTAAATCGCCGTAGAGAACGTCTTAGACATGCCGCGAGAGAATACGAACATAGAGTAGTCTGAAACCATCATCCCCTTGATTGCCATCGCTTGGAACGGGAATAACTTCACTCCCAAAAACAATTCAGATGTAAAAGCTATATTATTCCTAAGAAATTTATATAACAAATACTTGGACTCTTCTTCTCCTAGAGTCCCATCCATCTCCTTTAGTAGCTTGTTTAGCTCTTTAGAGGAGTGCT